ACAAACGACCTCCATAACCACAACTCATATCCCAAACAACTCCAGAATCTGTACCGAATAAGGAAGATTCCTTTTCTATAAACTTATCATATAATAAGGCGGCTGCTGTGGGTCTAAAATTAGAAACGACCTGTGTACCAGAATACCGACTGAGCATTGCCCTCATGTCCAAAATTGATATCATATGATGTTCTCTTTTTGGAAAGAAAGTGCCAGATAATATTTTTTTAATACCTTTCTTCAGATGCTCCTCATCATTCCAAATCTCTATAGGAGTTTTCATCGTGCCACATTTAATATCCCAATGATGTGTCATATAACTCCAAGCCAAAGAAAGACCGTGGGCAGAAGAACCCACAGTCTTTGTTCTTGGTTTAAAAAGAGTGGATCTATCGAACTTAATTAGTTTATTAAACTCCTTCTGACGCCATTTAAGGTCTTTTGGATAGTCTGGGAATCCCCTTCCTATCCATTCCTCATAAACCTCATTAACCAATTCTTCACTTACTTGAATTGGCATTGGGTCATTATCTCTGTTAAGCACGCAAGGAGATTCACTTCCGGATCAGCAACAAATGCACTATAATACTGATACTTACCAATAACCAAAACTGCAGCCGGAATGCTAGATGGCTCCATATATTCATATAACTTCTCATAAACTTTACGAAAGATTTTAACGGGATCATTATCTATATTATCAACTACCCATTTACGAACATTTCCAAACTCTTTATTTTTTAAATACTCCATAAGCGACTTCATATTAACTTCGGCAATATTTACCAAAATGCCAGAGTCAATCGTACCGCTCACACTATATCGTTGTAGCTCATTTAATACTCTCCTAAAATCAGGAAAGTGTTTCATAATTAATTCAGCAACTACAGGTTCTTCAAATCCAATATTTTCTGTCTTTAAAATTTTCTCTACACGGCCCATAAACTGGGCAGCAAGATGTGCTTTATTGCCATTGATTTTAAATTCAATGACAGCGCATCGAGAATGTAACGGTTCAATAATTCTGTTTTTGAAATTGCAGGTAAAAATAAACCTACAATTATTGTGAAACTCCTCAATGAACCCACGGAGTGCAGGTTGTGTTGATTGAGGATTTAGATAATCAGCCTCATCTAAAATTACAACTTTCTTACCACCTTGTAATGATACAGTTGAGGCAAAAGTTTTAATTTTATTTCTTAATACATCAATGCCGGATTCTTCAGAACCATTAATAATAATGTAATCAGATTTTAATTGCTCACATAAGGCGCGAGCAACCGTTGTCTTACCAACACCCGAACCACCAGACAAAAGGAGATTTGGAATCTCCTTCTGCCCAATAAATTCTAGAAAGGTATTTTTTATAGAATCTGGAAGAATACAATCATTAATACTTTTTGGTCTATATGATTCTACCCATAAAAACGATTCTGCCATAATTAATCACTCTGTTGTTCCATGGCGATCCAATAAGACGCCTTAGATCCTACCCACTGACTTACGCCAGCCTCTCTTGAACCAGAAAGTTCATAATCACCGGTAATCATCTTCAAATTTTCAGCTTTAAAATGATAATTAAATTCTGGCCCGTCGCGTGTTAAATCCAAATCCAATGTATAATTATTCGATGTTGTATTTTTAATATCAGTAGCTTCCAAAACAATTGTTTTTGAATTTTCTGACCGAATAATAATATCTGGAAGTTGCATTACTGCAGAGGCTTTCAAAATATCCCTCAAACTCCTTTCTTTGATAGTAATGTTTGCACCTAATTCCGGAACATTAAAAACTTCCGGAGGTGATGTAAGAATAGATGGATCTGAATAAAAATATTTAATTTTTGTTTGACCTCCATTTACGGTAAGATAACTATCATTATCAAATTTTAATTCTGGCGTATCAACTAAAGTTAATACTCCAAGGAATTCACTCAAATCATAAATTCCAAAGTCTGCAGGAAAAGTCTCCTTAACCTCAGACTCCGCCAAAATATTTTTCATAGTAGACATGGTCCGAAGTTTAGTACCTTCTTTAACCAAAAGATTTTGATTAACCGTTGAAAAGTTTTTCAACACATCTATCGTTTCACTGCTTAACTTCATTTTCACTCTCCTCATGTATATGTAACATGATTATTCCATAATGTAAAATCTTCATAAGGTCGTCTTTATTCTTGCCGCCTTTACGGCCATATCGTTGGGCATACTTCAAAAGGTTACCCATACAAAATCCTTCACCATGACCACATTCTTCTATAAACTCCAACGCTTGAAATTTATTTGCTGAATAATGTAACTCATAGGTGTTATCAATATATTCTCTCAACGCCTTTAGTGATTTGTTTTCACTAAACTTGTAATTATTTTCTGGAAGTTTTGTTACTTTCATATTCATAATTATCTCATATTTTAATACAAATGTCAATAGAAAATGTGGGGCGAACGTACTCGGTCTCCGAAAGGTATTTAGTGGTGGACCCTGGGACGTGCGTACGCCACCCCACAAGCGTTTTACTTCTTCTGATTTACAAAATCATAAAACTTCTGAGCAGTTTCCATAATCTGGTCAACGCCGGGTACCGTAGGCATTTCTACCTTTGTTACCAAATATTCGTTATCTTCAGTATGGATACTGGTTTCAAACTGACCCCATTTTGCATGGTAATCATTCTGTACAAATTCCTTGGCCATACCAAGCAGTTCTGTACGGATTTCATAACCATTCTTATTAAGGGTTACTTGTGGCAATTTTGCCGCATCGGCAAATTTCTGCCATTGTGTTTCAGTTGTTTTATTTTCACTCATCATAATTTCCTCTGTGTGTGTGTTTAATGTTAACCTATTTTTACGAGTCTTGGTTTTTTCTCGTCTGGGATAACTCTCTCAAGATTAATCAAGAGCATCCCATTTTCCATCTTTGCATCTTTCACAACGATATCATCCGCCAAAGTCCACTTACGGCTGAACTGACGAAATGAAATACCACGATGTAAAAGTTCTACATCATCAGCCTCTTCCTTCTTGGCTTTAGTGCGAACTGTAAGAACCCCATCACCGACCTCAACTTCTAGGTCATCACGGGACAAACCGGCAAGGGCCAGTTCGATAGTAAAATCTGTATCACTATCCTTACGAATGTTGTAGGGTGGGAAACCAGTTGATGCAGCCTGGTGTGATGCGTAGTCTTGTAGCCGGTCAAAGACACGGTCAAAACCTACAGCATAGGGGGTTAAAAGATTCCGATCAAAGTGATCGAATACGTTTGCGAGTGCTTGTGTAGTTACCATTTCAGTATCCTCCTTAAATATCAAGCAAGGTTAAATTGAGAAACCCCAAAGGCATTTCTCACTTCTATTTATGCAAATGTTACTATTGACATAATAACAAATACACTCCACAAGATGACCCATCCTAAAGCGGAGAGCCATTTGAGAACAAAAGCATATGCTCTCAGTGGTTCTAAATTTCCAGCGCGCTGATGAATTTTCAAAGCCCTCTGCAATTCAGTCTTAACTGCTAAAGGTAAAGGCCGCATATCGGCCGACCATTCATCCCAAGTCTGGAAAAAATCTAAATTCGATTGTTTGTAAGCAAGTTCATAAACATCTTTTGGCTCCCACTGTTCAGCCCATGCCACTAATGTAATGTAATCATGGTCCGCAACGTGCTCATACTGAATCTTTATATTCGGTAAAAACTTGGCCAGTTGAGTAGCTAAATAATCTACTAATTTATTCCGCTTGATCAATATTCTTTCTCCTACGTTGTAGTAGTTTACGATTCTTTTGGGCTGTCTGCAAGTGATGCCGATTAGCCCTTTGAATAAAAGTAATACCATCTAAATGGTCTACTTCATGCTGGATAATCCGTGAAGTCATACCCACAAATCTCTCCTCATATTTAGTACCATCCACATCATAATACTTCAATACAATATCTGTGGGACGTTTGACCTTTACAAACAGGTCAGGAAAACTCAAACAGCCCTCAATCATATACATAGTTTCTTCACCAAACTCTGTAATCTTGGGGTTGAAATAAGCAGATGAAAAATCTTCAACACCTTCAGTCTGTAAATTGCCCATACCGATTACAATAACACTGGTATCCAAACCAACCTGAGGAGCGGCGAGGCCAACTCCCGGACCTGCGCGCCGTGCGTCCTGTAGCTCTTTCACCAATTCTTTTGGATCCATAGATGGATCCTCAAAGTTCCACAAAGAAACCTTTTTCCTCAAAATTGGATCTAATTCTTTAACTAAATTCATATCTATATTATACAACATTCTCAAAGAAATGTCAAGGACATTGGGTAATTCATTATCAATAATTCTGTCCTCTCTGCAGAAGAAACTCGAGCGTTAATAGAATGGGTTTTTTCCTCATGCCACACAAACTCATCGCGTGGAAGCACTATTTCCAAGTCTGGAAAGTGGTAATAACTAAGGGCCCAGCGCGCGTTGGTGCTGCGCAGTTGCCGAAGCAAATCCATATGGTCTGCGTGGTCGAAATCATCCTCAGTATAGTAATGTTCCATGTTATAATAAGGTGGATCCACATAAAAGAAAGTGTCTTTACTATCATACTCAGTTATTATTTTCCGATAATCATCATTCTTTACGGTTAGTTTGGCTAGCTTTTTTAGATATTTGTCATCACCTAGCTTCTCTGTGAAGATTTTGTATTTCTCTTTGTATTTTGTTTCTATGTAAATCTTACTCTTTTCAGTTAGATTATCCCCACCTGTAAATATCTGCATCTGTAAAAGCATATACTTGGCAGCCATATTGAAGTCGGGTATATCAAACCTAATAGACCTGTAAGAAAAGACCTCATCTCTATACTGCTCAAACTTCTCAGGGTTGTGTAAGTCATCATAATAGGACATCAATACACCCTTGAATAAATCTGGGTCATCACTAGCACAACTAAACACATTACATAGGTGCCTGTTATAATCATTATAGACATTAGTTTCTACAGGAGTCTTGTTTGACATCCAATAGACCCACATAGCACCACCGAATGGCTCCACATATGTCTTTATGTTAGACGGTATATATGGACTTATCCATGTTGAGTGTTGTTTTTTGCCACCCATATACGGAAACATTATGATACCACCTGTGTAAAATTACCTTCTTTTCTAAACATAATCATATGCTCAAACTTGTCAATGGATAAATCTGTTTTATGTGAAACTAAAAATACATTCTCATTTGACAGTGTGTCCAGTATCCTTAGGAATTCCTCTGTACCATTGGCGTCTAAACTACTGTCAAATATTTCATCAAGGATAAGGAGATTGGTGTTGGTGCTATTCTTCATCTTGGCTATCTGTCGCCATGTAAAGAGAAGTGCCAAGTCTATTCTCATTTTTTCACCTTCACTAAAGTTAGCATAGCCAAACACATCACGGAATCTACTCTGTATCGTTTCATTGAATTGCTCATCTAAATTGAATTTCACCTGGAACTCCAACTTGTTTAGATAACCATTGATAAGTTGGTTCATTATGGGGAGATACTTTTTGATAATCTTGGTCTTGATGCCGGAGTCCTGAAGAAGTTGTTTGGCTATGGTAAAATAATTACCATCTTCTGTCATCTTATTCTTCTCTTTCTCTACCGTAGTCATCTCTTCCTTATAAGTTTTGAGTTTAATTTTATCTTCTGACAATTCACCATCTACATTTTTGATAGAGTCCATCTGCTCAACCAATTCATCACTAAAATTGATAATAGAGTTTGATGATGATGTTTTCTTTGCCGCCTCTACTTCCCAATCTCGAGCATCTTTTTGTATGTCCTCATATAATTTACTTCGGTCTTCCATCTCCGATACTTGAGCAACTAACTCACCTAAAGCGATATCATTGGCTGCCAGTTTTACATTTCTATCCTCTATGGTCTGCTTCTTGAATTCCTCATCTATGTGTTGCTCACAAGTTGGACACTCATCATTCTTCTCAAAAAATTCTATCTCTTGTCTAGCCTTACTCGCCTTGTCTTGCAACTTCCACTTGAAGGAAGACATTTTTTGTTTATCTTCATCCAACTTTTCCTGTTTCGGTTTGATGTTTGTATTCCAATCATTGAATTTGGCCTTTAGATCACTTGCTTCCTTTTTAATCTTATCATACTCTAGCTGGTTCTTCTCTAACTTTTTCTCTAAAGATATAAGAGATGTTTTGCCTTTCTCTTTTGTCTTTGTGATATGGTCCTGGGTCAACTGAATTTTACTAATCAACAATTCATATTCATAAGTTATTTCTTGTTGCCGGATTTTCAATTCCTTTCTTCGTTGCTTGAGTAATACATTCATCATAGAGAAAATCTTAATGTCTAAAATGTCCTCGACCACTTCACGCCTATGGGATGGTGTCAACTGCATAAATGGAACAAAAGATGATGAACCTAGAATAACCACCTGAGTAAACGACCTGTAATTCAATTTGAGTATGTTGTTTTCTAAATGGCGCTGATAGTCCCGCACACTAGCGTCCTGGTCTATCAGTTTATTATTCATATAGATTTCACACTTATTTGGTTTAATGCTTCTGACTATGTGATACTTCTTTCTACCAATACTAAACTCCACATCAACTCGGCAATCTGAACCATTCACACTATTTACCAATTGGTCTTTGTTTATCTTTCTAAAGGGCTTACCGAATAAACCGAAAGTCAAAGCATCTAACATAGTAGATTTGCCTGAACCATTGTCTCCTATTATTAAAGTTGAATGGTGTTTATCCAATTCTATCTCTATGGGTGTATTCCCTGTACTCAAGAAATTTTTAAACTTTACTGACTTAAACTTAATCATTCAACTTCATTAGCCTCTACATACAACGACTTCAACAGTCTATGGAGTTTTTTCTTATTCAATGCCTTACTATCAATCTCATCCACATAACGCTCCAATAATGATAATGTATCTTCTATTTCTTCCAAACTGGTATCTGCTATAGTATCTGGATCAAGGTCACTGAAATCCTCAACAATCTTTAGCTCATAAAAATTACCTTCAGCATAACACCTGTCTACAAATCTATCAAAGGTATAAAAATCTGACTTATTGATTACTACAATCTTTACATAAGAGCCTTCATAAGGAGATAAGTCCTTCTCCAATACATTCTCTTTTGTATCATCATAATAAATTTTCTGGAATAATTTATATGGGTTCTCGTAAAACTTAAACTCTCTTGTGTCTGTATCAAAAATATGAAAACCTTTTTTAGTTTGCCAATCTGCCCATGTTATTTCATACGGAGCACCAACATATCTGATATGCCCGTCATCACTCTGTAAATGGAAATGCCCGGAGAATACACGCTCAAATCTCTTAAAATCATCCTTCTCTAAACCTGAATCATTAACAACACCATCTAACATTTCAGCTCCAACAATAGCCAAATGTCCCATTGCTATATCTGCCTTTGCTTTAGAGATAATTCTTATTGACTTCGCCTTATTATCTGATGCTAACCATGGAATAAAACAAATATTTAAACCATCAAAGTCTACTACCTGAGGTGTGTTCTTATATAAATTAAAAACATATTCAGAACAAGTCAACTCAACCGAATTTACTTCATTGGTACTCTTAAAATAACAATCATGGTTGCCCAAAATAATATGTAAATCTATGCCTTGAACCTTGACTGGCTCAAAAAACATTTCCTTTGCCAACTTCAGTGTATTGAAATTGGAATACTTACGTCTATCAAACACATCACCCATATGAATGATGGTCTTAACATTCTCCCTATCTAAAGTGGGGAAAAAATATTCGTCATAAAATTTCTTTTGGAATTCAGCATATTGTAGGTTGTCATTTTTTCCTTGAAAGTGAGTATCACTTATCAACGCTATTAACATAAAAAATCCTATTCGTCAGCATGGAATACATACTTGTCCAACATTTCATCGAAACTCTGTTGAAAATCTCTTTCATCATCGTGTTTCTGTAAAGCAATTCTATTTTCTATACCAGTTTCTTTCAGTAATTTTTCTCTAATAGATTGCTGTTTCTTTTCTTTTTGAATCCTACGAATAAATGCGTAGTAAATAATCTGTGTAAAATAAGCAAAAGGATTAGTAGAAAAGTTGGGATCAAACTTATCTATATACTGTAAGCAGTTTTCGATACCATCTGATATCATCTCCTCACGGTAAGTATAATTGATAAAGTTAGGACGATAAGACAAATGATTAGCAATCTTCAGGATACACTCTCCTAGATAATTACTAATCTGTGGCTTAGGTTCGCCTTGAGCTTCTGCCTCAGCTATCAATTCTTTTCTTTCGATTATTGCTTCCAAAAACTTCTTGTTATCTACATAATGGTGTTTTTTCTTTTTCTTCTTTGCGGCCATCGGATATTCCTCATTGTACATAATCTCCAAAAAGACCTGTAATAACTTCTACAGCATCCTCAAGATTATCTAATCTCCAAGAAGCATTATGTTGAATGAGTGGATGTTCCATTAGATATTCATCATCTGATACCACTACAAGGGGCTTTCTCAAACCAATAGCCCAACCAATTTCAATCACGGTACCATATGATGGTCGCCGTTCATTCAATTCTTGTGGGAGATAGGCTAGAACCAAATCACACGATTCAGTATCTAACCAATTCTTGGTTGCTATTGCTCTAGGATCGGACCACATTTTTTCTGTGGCACCCGGATCTGTATACCTCATACCCTCTTTTAATGGCTCACAACGGAGTGGTGAAATTCCAATAATACCATACGGCAATCGGCTTATCACCCAATCACGCCATTCATTTGCTTCTTTGTCATCACACTCGGCAATAGGGCCGGCGAGATAGACGGTTTTTCTTAAACTCATATAAAATGCCTACTTTTTATTTTTTAGACACTTATATAATAACACGGCTAAAGTAGATTGTCAAGAGTTTTTATTTTTACTCCAAGAACCGACATCAATAGTTTTTAAATCAAACTCTCGGTCCATATATTTCCATTCTATTTTAACTGGACTAAAGGCCTTTAAGAAGTCAAATACAATCTGTGGATCAAATGGCCCACAAGTATACACATCCATCTGCATCAATGCAGGAGAAACTTCTTCCCATACATGGACAGCAATATGACTGGTCTCTATAATAGCAACTGCAGTTAGTCCTTTGTTTCCCTCAACATCAACATAAGCAAAATGTGGCCCATGTAACAATTTCATACCAATCTTATCAATCAATTCTTCCATCCATGTAGCCAGAGATTCCCCATCTTTCTCTTGAGGTGGATCATTTACCTCTGCCCTGATAATTATGTGTTTGTGTTCCGGTTTTTCCATATTAAGAATCTTCATCTGTACCTAGTTCAGCTTTTATTAATGCCTTCACAAAAGCCTGTGGTGAAATCTCATTCTTTACGGCAGATATAATAAACTCAGCTAATTGAATCTCTTTTTCTATCCAAAACTTCTTACGTTGTAATTCTTCTAATTGAGAATTATAAAAATCTAACTCTTTTTGCTTACGGACCTTTTGCTCTATGATATCCGTGATAGAAATTATATTCAAACCTTTTTCCATTTATGCTTGACTTATATATTTTTATATGGTATAATATACAGCAGTGTTTGAGCCAAAGATAGGTATAGCGCTCAATGAAGAATCCTTTTAGTAGGTTGGTGTGTTATTCTAGCTTCTACATCTTCCTCATTCAGTTCATCAAACAGCTCTTCCATCTCCATTTCTCCATCAGAAACTCCAAGTAAATCACGAACCCTTCTAGCATTTTCTTCCATCTTCTGTAGAAACTGTGTTTCATCCATGTCATCATCTTTATTTTCTTTTATCTCAGCCTTTACTCTGGAAGATACCATTTTATAATACAATAAGATTTCAGGTGCTAGATCACCAAAAGCCATTATCTTTTCTTTATCTATAATAAAACTGATATCTTTAGTAAAATTAATCCAACGCTCTAAACCAGTATGCTCTACTACATGACGAGTCTTATCCGTAATAGTAGATTTTACTATATTCATCGGACATTCTACTACAATAGCGTTATCAGATTCCTGTAGTATTTTACAGAGAACCGAATCCCCATTCACCATTTTTAGTATTTTGTATGGTGTTGGTGTTGCTTGTGTTTCAATATTTGCTATTTCTTCCACGGTTTATTTATCTCTTTAGTGTTACCTGGACAATATCATATGAAAAGTCCTGTTCAGCATATATTTTTATTCTTTCTCTAAAATGCTTAATTGTGTAGTTATCTCTACCATTATACACTAAATCATCCGCTAAGTCAAACACTTTTAGAATCTCCTTATCATCTGAAGTCCTTAGTCCTCTACCTATTGACTGTAGGACTTTTATTTGACTACGATAAGGTGAGCCAAACACGATGTTATGTAGTCTTTTGATGTTGATACCAGTAGAAAATACACCATAAGATGCTAACACGATAATGTCATCACCAGACTCTACCAATTGACGCACCTTCTCTCGGTCGTCTACAGGTGTCTTACCATACACCATATAAACTTCTCTATCTGTGGTTGAGAGGAGCTCTTCCAGCAGCTCTAATTGTCTGATAAAACGACATAGCACCAGAGTGTTGCCTTCCTGAGTAGATGCCAGTTTAGATATGAATTTATTTCTGGACTCATCTTCAGCTAGAAATGCTACTTCCTTTTCATAAGGCATAAGAAATCTTTTACTTTGGTGGTGTTTCAATACCAGACATTGTATGTTTAGATTGGATAAATGTTTATCTTCTATCAACTGGCTGGTGGTTGTGACTTGTTTATGTACCGCAAACAAACCCTCTAATACTAATCTGTGAACCTCTGTGCCATCTAATGTGCCTGTGAGCCCAATACGATATCTACAATGGTTCAGTTTGGTCATAATGCCGGTCAATGACTTTGCCTTAGCTAAATGAGCCTCATCAATAATCACAGCACCAAACTGACTGAAGTATTTTTTATCCAGTTTGTAGATGGATTGCCACGTGGATATGATAACTTCTTTCTCTGTTTCTTTATCTGAACCTGCATATAGCTTATGACAATGTTTATCTGGAGTCCAACCATAATCAGCAAAATCTGTATACATCTGCTCGACAAGATTGGTTGTAGGTACGACTATCAGTACCCGGTTATTGCCTGGGATACCATTGGTGAATATGAGGTAGTCTATGTAGTGCCTGACCAAGGCATAAATGATAAATGATTTACCTGAACCAGTAGGAGATAATATCAGTGCTCGCTCATTCTCTATTACATTGAGTATGGCATCTATTTGATATTCTCTTGCCTTGAGGTCACCCGTTTGTAAAGACCTGATAAACTTTGTCGCGAGGTCTTTATTAATTTTTGGTGGACGGGTAAGGTTGTCACTGAAGGAGATTTTACATCCTTGCTCCTTGAGATACTTACATACATAAGGTAATAATCCCAGATAGATTTTACCAGTACCAGCAGAATATAGTCTGATTT